GTCCGACAAAGAGGAAGCCGAATTACATAAAACCATGTCGGAGGCCGATGAAAAGTATATCCAAAATGGCGTTTTGACACCTGAGGAAGTCGCGGAAAGCCGGTTCGGCGGCGAACATTATTCGATCCAAACGACGATCGATATCGAATCCAGGGAACCGGCCGGGAACGGAGAGGGGGAAACCGAATAAATGCCCATCATGCGTTGTACCCGCAAGGGTCGCCGTGGGTGGAAATTCGGAAAAAGTGGTTTCTGTTACATTGGACCGGCGGCCAAAGCCAAAGCAAAAAAGCAACAAAAAGCCATGTTCGCCCGCGGATATCGTGGTGACGCGGACGACGAAATCGTCCGTAAAATCGCCGCCCGCCGTGAAAAAATGGGGCGCGCCAATTTCCGCGGCCGTCGCCCACCGGCGTGGTTGCATCCAACACCCGTAGAAATAGCATATCAAAAAGCATTGTTCGAGATCGTGAACGCGATCGCCCAGGCGGCCGACGACGTGGTGATTCCACATTTGGCCGGGTTGGTCGCCGAACGTGACGCCGATTTTGGCAGGACGGATGGGTGGCCGGAGGAATCGGCAAAAGTGATCGACACGTTGAAAGTCCAGGTCAACCGGAATAATCCGTATCCAAACCCGGAACCATTGGCGCGCGACATCGGCGAAAAAACGGCCCAATGGAACGACAAGGAATGGCGCAAGGTATTGCGGGCCACGATGGGCGTCGAATTGTTACAGGCCGAACCGTGGTTGAATAACCTTTTGGATTCGTTCACACGCCAAAACGTCGATTTGATCAAATCGATTCAGGACCAGGGAGTCGGCCGGATACAAACCATGGTCCAAACCGGCCTTGCGGCCGGGACGCGCCACGAACAGATCGCCAAAGACATCAAAAAAACGTATGTCGTCACGAAAAACCGGGCGCGGTTGATCGCGCGCGACCAGGTTTCGAAATTGAACGGCCAAATCACGGAGGCCCGCCAAACCAATATCGGGATCGAGTCGTATATTTGGAGGACGTCAAAGGACGAACGGGTCCGGCCGACCCACGCGTCGAAAGAGGGAAAGACGTTCCAATGGGCAAAACCACCGTTCGACACCGGCCACCCAGGCCAGGACATACAATGCCGATGCACGGCCGAACCTGTCATGGACGATTTATTGGACCAGGTAATCGAGGAACGAAAGATAATCACGCCAATGCCTGTCGCTATGCGTCCTATGCGGTCCAGAACGGCAAGGCCAACCAGGACCAGGAAAAAGCCCGCGCCGCCGCCGCCGTCGTCAACAGTCGCCACAATCGACGATATCAAGACGGTGGACGACATTGTAATTTGGGCGCAAAAACGGGACATTGCCAACAATGTGAAATTCAAGGGTCCGCGTGGTTGGGGTTCGAAATTGGCCAAAATCCAGGCCGTCCGCAAATCAAAGGTCGTTTTTGCCGAAATGCAACGCATGGAAAAGGCATATCCGGGATTCCGATTTCCAAAGGTCAACAATTGGTACATGACGAACGCCCGCCGTGGGCGGGCAAATTCCACGTTGTTGAGATCCGAATATGCATCGATTTCATTTTCGAATGAATGGCCCGCGGACGCATGGGTCAGGATGGAAATATGGGAGGCCAAAAACGGGCATCCATGGGATTGGATCAAAGCGGAACCACACGAATCAATCGTGGTTCGGCACGAATACGGCCACATTTTGCAGGGCAAATACCAAATCGAGAAAAACCCGGAGTGGATGGCGATAAAATCCAAATACGACCGAAAATGGAGGCGCCAAAACGTGTCGAATTACGCCGGGAAAAAGAACGTCGAATTTTTCACGGAGGCGTTTTCCCATTATACAAGTCCGTATTATGCAGAAGTCAAAGCCGGGAAACATGGGGCAATTCATAAAGGATTGCCGGACGATATCGAACGATTTTTCGACAAGGTATTGGAGGGCAAAATATGAGCGTATCGGTCCCGCCGAATTCAGAAACGTGTTTGGTTTGCGCGCATTATTTGGGTGACAAGATCGTCGAGGTCGGCCCAGGGATCGAGGGCGACCACATTTTGTATTGTAAGGCATATCCAAACGGGATTCCGGACGAAATCACGGACGGCCGGGTCAAACACCGGACCCACCACGTTGGTGACAATGGAATCGTTTTTGAACCAATAGACAACCAGGTGGAAAGTTGAACATTTTGGACATTGGCCGGAAAATTTGCGAATATTTGGCCAAATTGGCGGCCGAACGATACACCGGCAAATTGGTGTTTACGTTGCATTTTCGACAAGGTGGCATCGGGAAAACAGAGGTCGAAATAAAACACGATTTGCGCGATCGTTGAAAAATTTGCTTTCCCGGCCGTCTGAAACATAGATTCAAATTGTTGGTTGCCATTTTACCCGGTTGCTCCTCACAACCGGAAGGTGAAACGGCCCGCCCGGTTTAGCTTTCTTCGCCGGGTGGGCCTTTTTTTTGAAGGGAGAGCCAATGCCGTATCCGAACGAACACGCGGCGCGATTCAAGGAACCAGGCCAATATATCCGGATCCGTAGGGAAAACGACAAATTCGGCGCCGGAATCGATGCGATTTGGGGGATCAAGAAATCGGGCGGCGAGGAGGTCACGGAATTGCAGTCGATCCGGTTTTCCAAATCCAAATTCACGGCCGCCCAGGCCCGCGCGTGGTTGAAGGAACACGACATGACGCCGATCAAATTTGAAGCCGCAAAGGAAACCACGTCGGACGATATCATGGACGCATTGGGAGAGGGCCGCGGCGTTGGAGGCCCGCGGCAAGGTATTGGAGGCGCCGACAAATGCGTTTGTCCAGAATGTGGATTCACCAAGGCCCATGACCGCGGGACACCATGCGCGGAAATGAAATGTCCAAAATGTGGGGCGACCATGTCGGGCGCGGCGACCAAAACGAAATCCGATTCGTCCACCGTTATGCGGTTTGATCGTGGATCGATCGGCGAACCGATCGTCACGGAGGAGGGGTATATTAGGGCAACGCCCATCGTCACGCGAACGGGCGTTTTTTTGTATTTGAACGAGGACGGGACCGAACGCCGCGAATTGCGCCATCCGGACGACGTGTTCAATTTCGATTCGTTGTCGTCCATGAAAATGATCCCGATCACAAACGGCCACCCGCGGGAACGCATGGTCAACGCCGATTCGGCCAAACGGTTGACCGTAGGACATACCGGCGAATCGATCGTTCCGGACGGAAAATATGTCCGGTCGTCGATCGTGGTCACGGATGGAAAAGCCGTTGAGGCCGTCCGGAATGGCCGGAACCAATTGTCCCTCGGATACCAGGTCGAATTGATCGAGGAGGACGGGTTTTTCGGTGGGGAACAATACGACCACCGACAAACAAATATCCGATACAATCATTTAGCCCTCGTCGATTCCGCGCGGGCGGGCAATGCGGCGAGTTTACATATAGATTCCGCAGAAATTGACCCGATACCAAAACAACCGAAAAATCAAACCCAAACCCAAACCCAAACCCAGGGAGGCACCATGCCGACAATGGTTAAAGTCACGTTGGACGGGATCGAATACGACGCCCAACCGGAAGTCAAAAACGCACTCACGAAGGCGTTGCAGTCCAACCAGGACAACGCCGCCGCCGTCGAAAAAATCACAAAGGAACGCGACACCGTGACGGCCGAACGCGACGACCTCAAAGCCAAATTGGATGAGGCGACCAAGAAATTGGAGAACAACGACCATATCCAGGAGGCCGTGAAAACGCGGTTGGCGTTGGTCGAAACCGCCAAAAAGGTGTTGGACGCCGCGGATCACGAAAAGATCGACGGCATGACCGACGCCGAAATCAAAAACTCCGTGATTTTGAAACGGCACCCGGACGCAAAATTGGACGGCCAATCGGACGCGTATATCCAGGCCCGTTTTGACGCCGTTGTCGAGGACGTGAAAAAGGACGGCGACAAAGACAACAAAGGCGGCGGCGCGGCCGACCAGAAAAAGCAAATCGGCGCCGGTGGCAATACCGACAACAACGACGAATTGGACGCCGAAAAGGCCCGCGAACGCATGATCAAACGGAACAACGACGCGTGGAAGGGAGAAAAAAAGGACCAATAATCGAGAATCGCCAAAATTCCGATTGAACCGATAATCGACATAATCAACCCAAAAAGAGGAGGGCATAAAAATGCCACAACTCAGTTACAGTAACGACCAGGCCGAAGCATTCGCGGGAATGAAAGCGGATTCGCGTTTCGACGAGGTCGAAAGTTTCCAGACAATCGACGCGTTGGATTTCGGCGTCGGCGTGGTGGCGGGTGAAGCCAACCCGGCAAGTGAGTGCCGTTTACCAGACACCAACAAAGTGGTGATCACCGACGACGCCGGGACATGGACCGCGGGCGACGTGGTCGCAACCGTCAACGGCACGGACGTGACGGAATCGTTCGACACGGACAAAAACACGTCCATGACGAACCTTGCGGCGTCGATCGCGGCATTGGCCACCGTTGATTCGGCCGCGTATGTGGCGGGATCCCACACGATCACAGTATTGGCGGCCGACGATGTGAGTTTGACCATTACAGTGGACGTTTCCGGGATCACCGGGACCATGACGATTTCCGGCATTGTCGGAACATGCGAGGACACAATCCGGGGCATTGCATTGCACACACACCAAACCAATCGGACAATCCCCACGTTGAACGCGTCCACATTTGAGGCCACCGGTTACGTCGCCACGGACCCGGTCAGCGTGTTACGCAAAGGCGTGGCATGGGTCGAGGTAGCGGACGCCGTTGTGATCGATTCCGCGGCGTATTTGATCACGGCCGGTTCGGATATTGGCAAATTCACGGACGATTCGAGTTCGCCAAATATCGCCGTTCCGACGGGGGTTTTTCGTTCGGCAACGTCCGGCGCCGGGATCGCAAAATTGGAAATCAACATTCCATAATCGAGGGAAAAGGCGCGTTTTTGATTGAAAACCGAATTCAAACCCAAAAAGTGAGGTTTTAAAATGCCAGAGAAAATTTTTAGCGTCAACCTCGATGTCAACGAAAAAGCATTTTTCGGGCGGCAGTTGGAGTACATCAAAGCCCGGTCATACGACATCCAATATCCGGAGTTGAAAGCCACGTCGTTGATTCCCGTTTCCGGTGAAGCCGGACCCGGCGCGCAAGTGATCACATATCAGCAATTCGACACCGTCGGGATTATGAAAGTGATCGCCAATTACGCCGACGACCTCCCGCGCGCGGACATCAAAGGGAAAGAGTTTTCGACGCCCGTTCGGTCGTTGGGCGGTTCGTTCGGTTACAATGTCCAGGAAATCCGGTCGGCCCAAATGGCCGGGTTGCCGTTGCAACAGCGCAAGGCGAACGCGTGTCGTCGTGCATACGAAATGAAGGTTGACAATATCGCATGGAACGCGCGCGAAAACGACGGCGCCAATGGCGGTTTGCGCGGCCTTCTGCAAAACCCGAACGTCACGTCCGGCGCCGCGACGACCGGAGATTGGGCAAATGCGGCAAGAACATCTTTGGAGATTTACGACGACATGGCAAACGCGGTCAACGCAATGATCGAGTTGACCAAAGGCGTGGAAGTGCCGGACACGTTGTTGTTGCCAATTGCACAATACGGAATCGCGGCCAAAAAGCGCATGGATACCGGCACCGACACCACCGTGTTGGAGTATTTCAAGCGCAATTTTCCGATGATCACAAAGGTGGATTGGGTGGCGAAGTTGAAAGACGTCACGCCCAGGCCGTCCACCGGGGCCGGTTCGTCCGATTGTGGAGTCCTCTACAAACGGTCGCCGGACAAGTTGACATTGGAAATTCCCCAGGCATACGAACAGTTCCCGGCCCAGGAACGGAATCTCGAATTCGTGATTCCGGCACATGGCCGTTGTGGCGGGGTGATCATTTATTACCCGTTGTCCGTGTCGATCATCGAAGAATTGTAATCGAGCCAAAGAGGGAGAAAATCAATTTCGGATTGGGCGCGTCCACATGGGCGCGCCCGACCCGTTCCAACCAAAAAAGCATTTTCAGGAAGGGAAACAGCCATGATTATCAAGCGTAACAAAGCCAGCATTACCACGATTCCGATCGACGGCGTCAACGTGACATTGTTTCCGGGATTGAACACGATCGAGGGCGACGTTGCCGAAAAATTGCGGGATCACAAGGATTTCCAGGCCCAGGAAAAAGCCGGATATATGGAGATCGTGGAATCGAAAAAGGCCGAAACGGCCGCCGGTGGATCCGCGGGATCCGACGACGAATTGACCGACGATATCACCCAAATGGGCGCCGGTGACGCGGTAGAGATCGTCAAAGGGACGTTGTACGTCAAACATTTGGAAAAGATGTTGGAGGACGAAACGGCCAATAAAAACCGCAAAAGCGTGAAAAAGGCGATCGAGGGCCAAATGGACGAATTGCGGAAAGAGGACGGCGAGGACGACGGACAAGGGGACGAATAACCCATGGCGTCGGTGGTTCAAATCATTGAAGCCCGCGACCCGTCCGTGACCGTGGACGCGAGGGTGACGACGTTAATCACCCTCGCCACCAATTTGACCGGCGCCGTTTATGGAACCGAACGCAATACGGCCATTGCGTTGACCGTTTTACATTGGTTGACATTGGAGGGCCGCGGCGGCGCGGGTGGATCCATTGCGTCCGAAAAAGAGGGCGATTTGGCCCGGTCATATCACAAGCCCATGACGGACAATGTTTATTGGGGTTCGACGTCGTGGGGTTTGGAATTGTTGAATTTGCGCCGGATGTTCGTTTTTGCGGCCAGGAATAGGACAATCGCATAATGGGCAAAACGGAAATAATCGACCTCGGTTGGGATCAAATAATCCAGGAAACCAAATTGGCCGATCGCAGTTATACCAAGGTGGGTTTGCAGGAGGGAACGACGGCCGACGATTTATCCGATTTGGTTATGGTCGGCGCCGTCAATGAATTTGGAACGAAAAGAATTCCCGCCCGACCATTCATCCGGACCACATACGACGACAACCGGGGAATGTTATTCGAATTGATCGATCGCCAATATGACCGGATTTTGAGAGGGCGCGCGACGGCAAAAATGGCCTTGGAACGGATCGGCGAATGGTTGGAGGGCAAAACCAAGAAAAAAATCGTCGATATTCAAGCGCCGCCAAATGCGCCGTCCACGATCGCAAAAAAAGGATCGTCAAATCCGTTGATCGATACTAGCCAAATGCGCCAATCGATCCGACATGTTGAGGTTATGGTATGATACCGCGACAACCATTGACGGTCGAACGGTCGATCGGTGGCACGATGGACCATGGGCGATACACGGAGGGAACGCCCACGACGTTGGGAATCACGGCGTCAATCCAACCATTGCAACCCGACGAAATGCAGTTGTTACCGGAAGGGAGGCGCCCGGAGGAGTCGTTTAGGTTATACACCGACACGCAGTTGTTGACGGCAAACCGGGCGACGAACAAAAACGCCGATATCGTCACGATCGCCGGGACACAATACGAGGTTTTGAGTTGTGCGACATGGCAAAACGAAATAATCCCCCATTATAAGGCCATTGTGAGCAAAATATGAATGATGGACCAGGCGGCCACGAATTGGCCACGGCATTGGGCGGCATGGCCGCCAATTTGCAGAATTTGAGCCGCGACATGGGCGAGGTTAAAGCCGACGTCAAATCGTTTGCCAGGTTCCAGGCCACAACGGAGGAGAGGTTGGCCCGCGGGGTTCAATCGTTCCAGGATTTGGACGGCGAAATTGGCGCGATCGACCAAAAGGTGGACGCATTGCACGACGAACACACGAAATTGAAAGCCAGGACGCCACGCGGGTGGATCGTTTACGCCATGTTGGTGGTGGGGTTCGCGTTGGTGTCGTTTTTGGTCGCATTCCGCGGCCACGGATCCGTCCAGGCCGCCCCACCGGATCAAGTAGAGGAGGCCGCGAAAAATGGCAATTAACGTCACGGCCGTGGAAAATGCCTTATATGATTTTGTGTATTCGGCAAGCGGGAACAAAACTACGGTTTGGGCGTTTCAGAACATGCCACAACAGGACGACCCGCGCGCGAACGCATATTGTGAATTGTCGATTGGAAATTTGGCCAGAATTGGCGTCGATTTCCAGGACCGGCCGGATCCAACCACATTACAAAACAAAATCACCGGGAACCGCGAATTCGTTTTGACGGTGAATGTCCGCGGTCCCAATGCGTTGGGGATTGCGGAAGATATCCGCACGGCATTGCAGAAATTCGATGTTTTGGAAACGTTGCGCGCGGCCGGGATCGTGTATGTCAACGATATGCCTATCCAAAATTTAACGGGATTGGAGGCGACGGAATTCGTCCCGCGCCACATGTTGGAGATCGTTTTTCGGATCGCGTCCGTTCCGACGGCCGCGGCCGGGGCGATCGAGCATGTCGAGGGAACCGGCGAATATTACAAAAATGGAACCAAGGTCCTCGAGGAGGATTTGGAAATAAACCCGATTCCATAGTTCACATTTAAACCAAGGGAGGCACCATGCCTTTATCCGACATCGTCAACGTTCAAATCAGCAGGGAAACCGCCGCGGTTTCGCAAGCGGGATTTGGGACGGCGTTGTTCGTCGCCCCTCACAAATCATTCAACGATCGGTTGCAGTATTATTCGAGCCAATCCGCGGTTGAGGCCGTTTTCGCGGCCACGTCCAAAATCGCATTGGCAACGGCGGCATTGTTCGGCCAAAACCCGTCGCCCACCCGCGTGGCGATCGGCCGCCGGACCGTGGACAACGTCGAATTGACCGTGGCGTCGGCCGTTTCAGGCGCAACATACACGGTCACGATCAACGGAACGGATTTTTCGACGGTTGCCGGTGGTGGTGACACGGTCGAAACGATCGCGGACGCGTTGGTCGCCGCAATCAACCTCGGATCCGAACCGGTCACGGCAACGGATGGCGTCGGAGGCGTGTTTGATTTGGACGCCGACGTTGCGGGCGTTGCATACACCGTCGAGGTCACGGACAATATCACGATCACCGATTACGTCGCAACCGACGCGATCGGCGACGATTTGACCGCGATCGAACAGGAAAACAATGATTGGTATGGTTTGGCGATCCAGGATCGGACACAAGCCACCGTGGAGGCCGCGACAACGTGGGTCGAAGCCCGCCGCAAATTGTTTTTGACCGCGTCGTCCGACGCGAATATCGTCGATCAAAGCGTTTCGACCGACACGACATCGATCGCCGCATACGTCCGGACCAACAGTTTGGCCCGGACCGGCGTTATTTACCACGCCGACGCCGCGACCGAATACATCGAAATGGGGTTGTTTGGTCAAATTTTGCCGTTGGATCCGGGAAGTTATACGGCAATGTTCAAGACGTTGGCCACCATTGCGGTGGACACATTGACCGACACCCAGGCCACCAACGCGTTGGCGAAAAATTGCAACATATACCAGGAGATCGGAGGCGTCAACATCACCCGCGAGGGCAAGGTTGGAGAGGGCGAATATATCGACATTATCGTGTTTGTCGATTGGTTACAGGCCCGCATGGCCGAACGGATTTTTTCGAAATTGGTCAATTTGCCGAAAGTTCCGTTCACGGACGGCGGCGTGGCATTGATCGAGGGCGAGATACGCGCGCAATTGGACCAGGGGATCGCGCGCGGCGGTTTGGCCAAGGATCCGGCATATACGGTCACGGTCCCCAAGGTGGCCGACATTTCGGCCCAGGACAAGGCCAACCGGTTGTTGGCCAATATCGTATTTGCGGCCACGTTGGCCGGAGCAATTCACGCCGTCGAGATTCAGGGAACCGTGACGGTGTAAGGAAACAGGAACCACAAACCCAAGAGGAGATTTTACCATGTCAGTTAAAACGTATGATCCGGCGGCCGTGGCGGTTTCCGTTGGTGGCGTTCCGATTTCCGGATTTGCCGACGGAACGTTCATTTCGGTGGAACGCGACGAGGACGCATTTTCCAAGGTCGTGGGCGCCGATGGAATCACAAGCCGGGCAAAATCGAACAATCGCGGCGGCAACATCACGATCACCCTTGCACAAACAAGCCCGTCCAATGACGTGTTGGAGGCGTTGGCGTTGTTGGATGAAAACACAAATACGGGGATCGTTCCGGTTTTGGTGAAAGAGGGAACCGGCCGGGCGATCCATTTTT